AATTAATTCTCGCTCTAAATCAGCCTTTAGTTTATTTGCTTCAGTAGTCTGATTACCCTTTAATTCTTGAAGCTTAATTCCAATTTGAGCTTGTCTTTCTGTTCTTGCCATAGCAGCAGCGTTAGTAGCTGTATTTCTAGCTAAAGCATCTTCGCCAGTTTTAACTGTTCTATCCATTGCATGTTCAGGTGCTGCTTCTGCTATTGCTACTCTTCTACCAGCTACATCAATTCCAGCATCAGTTTTTTGTTCTGTATCAGCTAATCTTCTTTCACTTAATGCTAATTGCGCAGCTTGGTATGGATTAATCCCACCCGGATTGCCCATTCTAATATCCATAGGCCTATTAGCTTCCATAGCAGCCTGAAATGCAGGATTAGGCATCATAGGTGTAGGAGTAGGCTGGTTATCAATACTTCGTTGTCTATCAACTTGAGTATCAATATTACCTTGTTGCTGAGCCATTCTAGCTTTTAGTAATGGAGCAATACTAGTTAAAAACTCATTATACATCGGATAACCAGTATCACGCTCTTTATTACCCTGACCAAAAATATTTTGCATTCTTAGAGGATTCATTTAATTCCTCGATGCTCTAAGGAAAGCATCAATTAATGCTTGGCCCTGATTCTGTTGTTGCGCGTTTTGCTGTAATGCTTGATTCCCAAATAAAGACGCGCGACCAGGAGTAGTTCCATATAAATTACCAGCACCAGATAACAAACTACCTGCCATTTGCTGCTGATTTAATGTATTACCAATATTACCTTGTTGAATTTGGGCTAGTAATCCTGAATGTCCAATTTGATTACTAGCATTAACTTCTGACGCGCGATTACCTGCTGCTGCATTATTAGTGTTAATTGCATTTTGTGCATCAGTAACATGACTAGTAGCAGCGTTTAATTGAGGCGCAAGTCCTACTCTGTTACTAGCAACATTTTGAGCAATTCCTGCATTTACATTAGATACTTGGTCACCTACAAGTTGTGCTTGCTCTCTAGCCATTCTAGCAGAAGAAGCACCGGCATTAGGACTATAACCACCACTAATACTACGACCCCTATCAGCATTTCGTTGTGCATTTGCATAAACTGACCTAATTGGACTGATACCTCTTGCTCTAAGTTCAGATTTATCTTCTGCACTATAACCTCCACTAGCTGCTAATTCAGACATATTACTTAAAGCAGCAGTATTTCTTGGGTCTTCAGTATATGAAGTTCTTTCAGGAGTAATATTCTGTGGTCTAGCAGGTAAAGGAACTTGACTAGGAGCACCACCAACCTTATTAATTAATGAATCATATTGACTCATTAATCTATCATATTCCGGTTGTTGATTATAAGCACCAGTAATAGGTGCAGTTGTAGATTGTGCATTTATAGGAGCACTATTAGGTGGCTTTCCTCTAAATATACTCATATTAGTTCCTGCACCAGCTTTTGGTGCTACACCCTGGCGAATATTTTGCGTCATAGGTGCAGGAATAAATGGTTTAAAAGCTCCTACTGGATTTAATGGAGCAGCTTCAGTTCTTAGAGGAATAATAGGCATTAACTTATGCTTTCTGGATTTGAATCTGTCTTGCTAATACTTTATTGCTATAAACACTAGCATTCTGCCAATTTCCATATCCTGCATTGTAAGCAGCAATTGCTTGAGCCAAATTACCCTTAGACCATTTAATATTTCTAGCTAAAACCGCGCAACCATATTCAATACCATATGTAGGATTGCATAATTGAGTTAAACAATATTCTTGAAATCCAGCTTCTCTAGCAACTGCACCCATTACTTGCATTAAACCCCAACTACATTGTTGATTCCACCATTCCTGGTCTGCATCTATCCCACGTAATCCTCTTAGGTCATAGAAATCTGGCGGTGGATATTTATCAGCTATTTCTAATTTACTAACTTCACGAAATGGTTTTTTTAATTTAACATCCCAAAAATATTTATATTTAGGTTCAGGATTATTCCACCAAGTATAACCTTCTGATTCAATCATGCATACAGCTATTACAAGACTTGGTAATAACTGATATTTAGTGGCAATTATTTCAACTTCTCGATTATATAAAAACATTAAATTACTTTCTTACCACGCATTATCGAACCAGCATGAACTCTACAACTAGTTGCTGGTGCAGCAGTAGATTGTGCAAATTGCAGTTTAAAGTTAGCATTTGCACTAAATTGAAATAGCCCTTTGATATAACATACTCTAGGAGTTCCAATTACAGCATTAGTTCCGATAGACATAATTGCTGTAGCTGCTCCTGATGCATGACCCATTATCTGTTGATTAATAGTATCACTATTGCCCATACCTAATACAAATGATGTTCCAGATAATACACCTGCTGATACTACTAATTTTAATGACAAGTCAGAAGTTACAACATCAGCAGAGTATAATAACATTAACTCTACTAGCCATACTTCATTAGCTAGAACAGCAATAGTAAAATCTGTGCAATCTACAAATACTACTGAATTAGTTACATCTTGTAATGCAGCCTTAACTATTGAAGTTGTCCAATCTGAACTACCTGCACCTGCAGGAATAGAATATGCTCCCACGCCATCTAAATACTTAGTAGCATCATTAGGAGCTTTAGGTGCAAATCCATGTGCTGTTATACTTACATTTTTAGTAACATTATCTGCAATAAGTAATTTAGCCTCTGTAACTTGCGCATCTGCAATTTTAGCTGTAACAATTGTATTTGCGGGAATAGTAGCAACTTGTGAACCTGAACCCGGACCTGCAGTTACATCTCCAGTTAATTGAGTAATTGCAGCTACGCCAGCGGGGGCAGAATAACTAACCCATGCAGCTCCATCAGATTGCTCAATTATATCTTCATCAGTTACAAAGTATAATACCCCTGTTCCTACAACTGTAGCTAAAGGTTGGTTAGCTCTTGTATCTCTAAGATGAACATCTTCTAGATTCATTAATCTGGTGCTCCGCTAAGAACTCCGCTACCTAACTTACCATCAGTTTGTAGTCGTTCAGTAATTCTTCGTTCTAGCGATTTTGTAGAAAGATTAACTTTATTTAATTGTTTAAGTAAGTCATCAATTGTTGTGCTAGTTTCACTATCAGACATAATACAAGTTAAATGACGACCATTAAGAATAAATCCAGATTGATTAGTTTCTCGATATATAGCTACAACCTTTGCAGGAGCATCTGGATGTTTTCTAGTCAAAGTAGTTGACCAAAGTGCAAATTCTACCGTTCCAGCATCAGTATAAACGGGTGTTGTTAAAGTTACTTTTTCCATTAAGTAATCTCAAAAATAGCATTTCCCACTACACGAGTTCCATCAGCTCCTAATGTCCAATTACCAACTAATTTATATAGATATAAAGCTGGTGTTGTAGCAAAAGCTGTCCATTGACCTAATGTTAATGCTCCACTTGCATCATTATAAAAGAATGAACCTCGCATAGTTCTTAGTGGTGTTATAGCTGCTGGTAATGCAATAATAAGAAATTGGTCAGCTACTCCACCAACAGTAGAAGTTGCTATTTCAAAAGAAACAATAACAGTTTTTCGATTAAGAAATGCATATGCAAGTAAAATAAAATCTCCAACTGCTACAGTCCAAGTCATTGCTCCTGAACCAGTATAATCTCCAGCATTAAAAGCTAAAGCAACCCAAGCTCCTGATGATGGCCCAGAATAACTTTCCCATGCACTAGCACCTGCTTGTTCAATAACAAATTCATCAGTAACAAAATATAAAGTTCCTTGTAATACAGTATTGTATGCTGGTTGTAAAGCGCGCGTTCCTCTTCTATGTATTCCTCTTGTTTTACGATAAGAATCAGAAGGTAATAAACTCATGGTATATGCACCATGATAGCATTACCATCAACAAATACTAATTCAGGTTCAACTAAATCACCATCAGTTAATATGTCCCAAGTTACACCTGCTAATGAAATTAAAGTAAGTTGGCCTGGAACTGATATATCAAATATCATTCCTGCGCCAGCAATTAATTGTCGTGAATTAATTAAATCAGCAGTTTCATCTGATTCAGTTAAATAACTAAGACTAGCAACTGCACCAACAGAACCAGATATAATATTTGTAACTTCTGTACCTGCAACTTGTGACTGTTTTAATGCGTCAATAAGAGAATTAATTACTTGAAACAAAGTAGCATTTTGTTGTGCTAATCCACTAGCAGCTAATTGAGCTTTTAATCTACTTAAATCGGGTTGAATCATTACCCTGGATAATCTGTAGCTACTGGTTTAAAGAAAATTATGATTTTCTTAATTTCAAAGTATTCATTTATTTCAGTAGTTTCAATTTTTAAAGTTGCGCGCTCTTGATTAAAATTACTTAATCTAGTTGCCTGTCGATTGGTAGATGCTTCAAGGGACAGAGGAACTAAATCTTGCTCATAAACTTCACTTAAAGACTGGAATTTTAATTTGAGATTACCAGTTCCTTGTGCTCGGATTTTGATTGCTGTATAATGATGAATCATGGAAGAAAACCTAACTTAACAAATGGATTAGGAATTGTTACATCAACATATTCATCACCAGCACGATTATATAATCTATCAAATTTCTGACCAGGAATTAAAGTGTAAATTCCACTAGGGTCAGAATACATTACAAATTCAATTGGTCCTGCTTGATTAATTTCTCCAACTGAAATACTTCCTAATTTAATTCCACCAACAGGAACAAATTCAAGGTCAGTTAAGGGTTCTTCACTTACAACAGCTTCAGTAGACCACGGAGAAAATGTTTGCGCAATAGGGTCATAAGCGCGCAATCTATATATTGCAATTTCTGCTGGAAGTTCTATTGTATAATCCCCATCTGCTGGAACTATAGGAGGTGGAATAAGAGCTATTGTTTCCCAAGTTTCTCCATCATCTGTTGATTTTTGAATCTCAAATCCTACTTCATCAGGAAGTAAATATTGATGTTGCCAACCAAGATTTATAAAATGTTCTACTCCAGGGTCAACAATTATATCAGAAGGAATAGGTAAAGCAGGGTCTTCAACATATTGGTCAAGTGGGAAGCCTGCACTAATAGTAACATTTAAATTGACAACTGCATCTAAATCAATGAAATTAGCTTCAACTCTAACTGACAGATGCATCATTCCATCAGTAAAAGTTACATTTCCATTACTAGTTGCATATTCTCTATAATCACCATTATTAGTAAATGTTAAAAGTGTTCCTATAAATCCTCCTGAATCACTGCCAATAGCGACTTCTGTGCCAGGATAAGTTATAATAGATAGAGAACCATTACTAGGTTCTATACCTGATACTGTAGCACTTACAGTAAATACTTCAGCAACGCACCATCCACCATCAAAATCAGTTAGAGGAATACCTAATGCAGCTTGAGCTAATGTTCCAGTCCAGAGTTTTTCAACTAATGGCATTTTATTTTACGCACATTCAAATCTAGGAATAAATCTAATTCGCGCATTTAATACAGGAATAAAAGGAACTACAGGAAATCTTTCTGAATATCTAAGTAAATTAGTTACATTATCAATTACATAATATCCATAAACATTTCCTGTTCCACCTGTAATTCCAGTAAACAACCATTCAGCATATACATTGTATAATGCATAACTTGGTGAACCAGGAGTAATAACCCAATTAGCAGGATGTAATGTTATTTCTGCATAACCACCTCCAGTTACCTGAGTAAATGAAGCATGAGTATCAGTTTCAGCAGGAGTCAAATTATTAGCAAACAATCTTAATTTATGAATATTAGTAAATAAATAAGTCAATGCTTCGACTTCAACTACGTTTGGAACTACAATCATAATGCAGCCTCAGCACCAATAATCAAAGTATCAATATTTACCAAAGCAATCGTATTTACTTTCACATCAAATCTCCACGGTGCCCATCTAATTGCTTTTGGGTCTAATCCATTCGCGTAATTTCCTTCTAGCAATCTTCTATCGGGAAGTGCGCAATATAAAACTTGTTTAATTGAATCATTTACCATTTGAATATATCTAAAATCATTTCTAGTTAAACTTAACCATAAATCAGATATTTTCCATGATAATTCAGGAAGTGAATAAATACCATTAAAAATCATTATTCCTTTATAGGATGCAATTAACAAGAAATTAACACTAGATGAACCCGAATCAATTACAGTAGCAATGCCATGAACACAAGTTCCTATTGCATCATCAATTGTAGTCATAGGCCAAGTAGAGGGAATATCACCATTATCTGTATAAGCAACCGTTTTAGTTCTTTTAAAAATATATAATACATCTCTTAGTTCTGCTCCATTAGTAATAGGGTTTCCATCTAAAGGAACAATAAGTAATCCATCAACTTGGTCAAATGCTTCTGGTTCACCTACGGCGGAAATGAGAACAATGGAAATATCTGCAAAAGTAGTATAGAGACACATTCTACCATGATACATACACAAACCAACACCAGCAGGAATTTCACCATAATTATCAGATAAGTGAGAAGCATCTTCAAGTAAATCTGCATCGAAAAATCCTATGTTAGTTAAGGTAGTTGTTACATTATCAAATACTGTAGCATTTGGAATAAAGAAGTATGTTTGATTAACAAAATCAGTAATTACTGCTGTTTTTCTGATAGTTGATACAATATGTCTTTTAGTTACTGCTGCATTAGGTGAAACTGGAATTGAACTGAAACTAATAGTGCTATTAGCAGTCATATTGAAACTTCTGAATGCACTAGGCGCGCTTAATGCTCCAGTATCAGTTTCATATACAACTGCAAATGCATGATGCCCACCATCTGAATTTCCTGCTGCGCCTACTGAAGCACCTAAAGTTCCTACAGGTGCTACTATTCCTGCCTTTCGCGCTGCAGTTCCATCTCCTTTATAAACATATAAAAACTGACCTGTCATTCCTCTTTCAACATTTAATCCACCTATAACTGTAGTAGTAAAAGGAGTAATGTATGCGCGACCTGCATAGGGAACGAAACCAAAATCAGTCATTCCTGCAATAGTTAGTAAAGGTCCATGAACTGTTGTAGTATCAACTACATGATATATTTTTCCATCTACTCCATCATAGGTCAAAACTATCAGAGTATTCTTATTTGCTGTAATGTAATTATATATTCTAACTACATTTCCTAATGGTACAACTACATCTTGATGTAGTCCTAAACCATCGCGCGTTCTAAATGCTTTATTACCTATGAAAGTATAATTCTCACCATCTGAAAAATGGTCCTGTGGCACAGATTCTTCATCGCCTTTTTTCCAAAGGCCATTAAAATCTGTAAGTTCTATTGGTTCGTGTTCCCTATACATTTATTTAATTAGAGAGTTACTTCACGTTTATTACACAGGATTATGTAATATCTTCTTTCATGGCCTTGGAACCTTTTAATTGAAGTAATGAAATAACTCTCTAAACTCAATTAGAATCCAGTTGCATACAACTTATAGTTCAAAGTCCAACGAATTACTCCAGTAGCAGTGCCAGGATTTGTAAATGCTGCTGAAGTAACAAGACTAAATCCTACGTTTGGAGCTACAACTAAAGCTGTAACTGACAAAGGAACAAACTGAACAACTTTATCAGCAGCATTTCCAATAGAATTTGCAGCAGATGTTAAACCAGTAATTGCTGCACCACCTGTTGCATTAACTGTAGTATTACCTCCTAAAGTATATGCTGCAACACCAAAATCATACATCATCATTAAAGAAATAAATTCAGCAGCAAATCCAGCTCCTGGTGCAGCTAGTAACGGAACACCAGCAGCATGACCAAAATCACCTGCTGCTACTGAAACAAGTTGTGCTGCAGTAATTAAGCCCGTAAGCTGTTTAGAATGTGGTTTAGTCCAAACTGGAGCAAGTAAAGTTCCAATATTTACATATACATCTTTATTAGTTGTATCTGTATATGTTGAACCTGGGCCTGCAATTCCTGCACCATATAGCAATGCAGGAGCACCAGCACCAGCAAGAAAGAATATATTATTCTCTCTCATATCGTTCAACATTGCCTGAGTATTTCGCATCTTAATCATTTTGTGCCTTTCTGGTAAACCGTATCACAGGTTCTATATATTTTACTGCTCTAGTTGGAAATCATCGATGACTCCAACTACTTCTAAATGGTCTTCTTCTAGTAAATTGAGTTTGTCTAGCTTTAGTCTCAATTCCCATTGTTCTATCATATGCTGCAACTGCATCACTATTTAATTCATCTGCACGCTCCTTATTTTCTCCTATGAATTGCGCACATAATCCTGCTGTTCTATAATGAAGAAATGATTCTCCATTATTAATTCCAATTACTGAGTTCTCATCGACTAAATTTCCAAATAGACTTCCAATATATTCAATCATTAAGTAATTTAGTCGATTTGATTCTGGAAGATTAATAAAATTATCTTTCCAAGCAAATACTCCAAATGAACTATTGATTGTTCCAAGTAAATAACCTGGAATAGAATCTAATGGAGTTATCCGATTAAATCCACTAGTTGCTTGTGAACTTTCATAAACATTTTCAAGCTGAATTAACGAAGGAGGTAATGCAGGGTTAGTCGCATAACCTACAGTAGTCATTCCAATTGGAATAGCTAAAATCGTTGAGGTTTTGCGCGTAACTGGAACATCAGCTAATTCTAACATTTCAGTTAATTCGCGCAAAGCCATTTTCAAATAAGGCAACTGCTTTTGATATGTATAAACCTGCTTATCTGTATCATTCATTAATGACGCAGATAAATTCATTATTTCGCCGGCAGTTGTTATTGACATTTTTATTTCGAATCAGCAAACTTCAATGCGAGTTTCTTTGCCATATCAGGGTCAATGATAGATTTGCAGTTTGGGCAAACTGGATATAGAGGATTTCTCATTGAACCACAAGCAATACATCTAATTAATTCTAATGCAGTTGTGTCTCTAAGCCAATCTTTATCACTAAAATTTAATTCTTTAGCAGCCAAACGCATATCATCATTAATTGCTAAAGGACTTCCTCCGCTGCGCGACCAAAGAGCATCTGCTAGTCTAACTAAACCTACAAACCAATTCTTTTGCTTAGCAAGCGCGCGGTCTAATTTATCTTTATGTTCAGTCTTAATTTGTTCTAAATTAATTGCACCTTCCATCCAAAATAGACCTGGCATTGCAGTTTCCATATCAACCATTGGAATTCCAATACAATAGTCTCTAACAATAGAATTTGCAACAATAACTGAACTTTGTGGAATTTCTAGAAGTGGCTGACTTTCATCAATTTCTCGCCACCAACTAGAAGGTCCAACTGTTAGCAATGTTGGGTTATTATAAGAGCCAGCATCAATATGAAAAAAACCAGGCTGTATTGTTGGCTTTGTTTCATTGATTTCTTTAGGAAAAATAGATACTATTGTGCATTTATCTAAAGGATTTACATGTGCGCGAGTAGTTCTACGTTGAGTAGTTGCTATACTTGGAAATTCTCCTACAATACCCATTATTAATGCTCCGTTTCATAGTTATTTGGAACTGTAACTGCTTCACCTGAGCTTAATGCATCACTAATATTCGTTTCGTCACCGAATAACTGTTCATGAATTACTCGCTGGCGCGCGTCTTGTTCAGTAAGTAATCGTTCAGTTGAATCTTTATATTTTGCTAAATTACCTTTTCCTTTAGCTGCATTTACTGTATCAATGATAAATTTACATGCATCTAATCGAGGAGGTAAGTAGTTTAACTGTTTATCTTCAAATATCCAAAGTGGTTCATATGACAATCTTTGGCTAGGTAATGTTCTTTGGTCAGCAATTGGAACTATTACTAATTGTTCTAACACGTATCTATTTTCCAACCAAGGATACTTCTTTACTTGTCTTGCTTCCGTTACTTCTCTAAGAAGTATTCCTTCTGGAGTTATATCTCTCCAAGTTCCATATCTAATTTCATATTCATCATCAGCATAACTAACACGCCAAATAGGTCTACCAGTATCAGTATCGATACCATAGAAATCAATTAGCTGCTTATTTATATAGTCTAGTTCTGAATCACTAATTTTCATATATCCTAAAATTAGGTGGATGGCATTACTTGCTCAAGGTTGTCCATCCACCTTGGAGAAATTAAACTACAGCTGCAACCCAATACTTCTTAGTAGCAGGGTCATAACATAGCAAAATCGGCCTATTTGTAATAGGCTGATATGCAATTTGCAGGTTTCCTGATGTTAGAAATACACCAGGAGCACCATTCGTGAAACAAAGAATCAATTCGTGATATCCACTAGCAGGTGGTGTAATTGTAGCAATTGTCACCGTTCCTGTCACGAATGTGAATCTTGTAGTAGGAGCAATAGTTGCAGCCGAAGCCAATGTAGGTGGATTCGGGCACTTATCACTTTGAACGGGATTCAAATTTTGATGAAGTAAATCACTCATTGTTCATTACTCCTTAATAACCTGTTGGAACTGCAAGGTTATCAATATATGCGGTAGCACCCGGATTTGTTACGAAGAACTGACCTCCCCAAACCATATAGAAGATGTCAGCAGTCGCAACGCCACCAGAAGCACCACGAATTTCGAAAATATTTCTTCCATCAGTTTTATAGAAACCAATTGGAAGAATTTCTGCACGACCCCAAACTGCAGTATCTACAAAGTCAATGCGCGTTTTATCCCAATTAAAATCGGGATGCGCAGTTGCACCTGCAAGTTTGAATGAGCCATCAAAATACATATCAAGTCCTTCGTTCTTACCTCCAGACTTGTTAATAACCATGACAGCTTGGCCAATATCTTCATAGGCTTGCATTTGTGCAGGATGTAGCCATGCTGTAGTCTTAGGCACTCCATCCATACCCATACGCGCGCCCATTTGTGCCATTGCAAGCCTAGGTAGAGACAATGAAAGTGCAGATGCACCACCATTAACTCGATTAGACCTAATTTCTGGCGTAGTGCTTCTAGAGAAACCTAACCAAGTTCCAGTAGAAGCATTTGAATGATGATACTTAATTCCTAGAATAGCTGGCAAGCTAGCAGGTGCAGCTAAACCATCTACAACTAGTTTATCTGTAGCAATTGCGCCTGCCACTGCAGGAGTAACATCAATTGTTTTTGCAGCAACATCGAGGTTAGTAATAGTTCCTTTACCTCGAAGTGTAGCTAAAGTAGCATCAAATACTTGAACTACTTGGTCAAATCTAACTAAACGCGCGCCATAACCATCAGTTCCTAGAGTATAAGTATCAACTCCTGCTGCAGTAGCTACAACAGAAATTACACCTACTGTTCCAGAACCATCACCTTGAAGTTGCGCGTCTAATTGTCTACGTAGTTCATCTAATGCAGTTGCAGTCATTCGCCTGACGGCGTTGACTACTGCTTTTCTATCAGAATCAGTCGTCCACTGGACCAACTTTGTATATTCGATATTTTCTGATACGAATACACAGTTTACAACCGCTTTATCCCAAGTTGGCCCACCACCACGTCCTAAATCTCCACCATCTGGGTTAAAATATTGAAATTTACCACCAGGGCGAATTTCAAGTGGAATGCGCATTGAACGATTAGATACTTTCTCTACATCACCACGCTTAACAATAGATGCATAGAACTTATCTTCACGCTCAAATAGAGTGCGCACTTTTGGTAGAACCTTTTCAAGTTCTAGCGCAGCTACATTTGACTCAACAACTGCCATTTAGTATTTCCTCACATTAGTCCTGCATTAAAAAATCCCTACTGCTCATTCCAGCAGGAATTGATTTTGCGCGCTCCTTTTCCGTTTTAGGGCTGCTATTTTGTGAGGATGCAGCGCGTCCTACAGGAATACTCTTATTTTTAGGCTTTTCTTCAGATTCTTCTTCATCTTTAACTACGACTTTGCCTAGCCCTTTCAAAGCATCATTTCGGACCTGTTTTATGACTGCAGGTAGCAGTGTTCGAGCTTTTGAAAGAGTGGCAGACTTAATCTTATCCAGAGATGTATGACTAAAGTTCTCCTTGAATGCTTGCGCCCAAAGTCTATCTTTAATTACCTTAAAATTTCTGTCACTATCAATTAGTTCACTTATCTTTTCAAGCACTTCTCGTTGCGCGCTTCGTTTAACATAACTAGTCATTGAATCATTTGGGTCAATATTTGCTTTGATTGTTGATTCAAGCACATTATTGACTCGATTTGACAAATCATCTCTTGAAGATTCAAATTGCCTTCTTGTAATCGCGCGCTCTCGTTCAGATAATTCATCTTGCTTAGTATTATCTTCTACTGGAGCAAGTTTAGTTGGTTGTTGAAATTCACTAGTTCCAAATACGAACTGATTTAATATAGCTGCTGCAGATTGGAGTGATTCATTATTATTGTTTTTTGATTCTCTAACCATCGAAACAATAATAGACTTAACTTCATTTCCTAATACATGATAATATGCTTGCTGGTCTACTTTTGCCAGCACAGTCATATAATTATCTGCAATTTTAGCAAATGCCTTAGAATCTGATTTTTTAACTTCAGTTAGAATTTTTTCGGTATTTCCAGCTAGTAAGTCTTCTTCAAATTTATCTAGTGTCTCAGCTTTACTAACTATTTCTTTTGCATCATCAGGACTACCAAGTAACTCACTATATTGCTGTTCTCGATAAAAAGCCTTTTCAAGATAAGGAAAATCCTTAAATACAGATGGATACTTAGCTAAAATTTCTTTACGCTTAGGTGCAGTTACTAATTCTAGGTCTTCTGATTCAATTTCTGATTCTTCAGACTCGTCTTTCGACTTATCTTTCTCTTCCTTAGTTTCTTTTTCTTCCTTTTCATCATCTAGGTCTAGAGTTTCTTCTTTATCAGTATCATCTAATAGTTCAATAGTTTCACCAATAGATAATTCTTCGGCGGCTGCGCCACTACCAGAACTAGCATCTTCTGGAGCATTAAACGGCTGGAGCAGATTCAGTAGCAGGTTCAACAGGAACATTAGATTCTCCCTCAACTGGTGCTTGTGGCTGTTGTTCAATCATTGCTAAATGATGACCTTTAGCATGTAACAAGCAATTTCTATAACCATCTGGATTTTTAATTTTAGCTTCTCTGCCTGCAGGACTTACCATCCAATTACGAATAATTGTAAATTCAATTTGATGATTATCAAATATTGGATCTACTTCTACTGATGGTGTTTCTTCAGGTGGTGGGGGTTCTAATCCTTGTTCTTGTGCTTGCATTACAGCTAACATAAATTCTTCAGTTGGCGCAACTTCAATAGGTTTAGAATCCAAAAGTTGTTTAATTTCATCATATTGCTTAGCCTTATCATCTTCACCTGGAATAAATATACTAGTCAATCCAATAGCTTCTTTAATTTGGCTAATATTTTCAGGAGCAAATAACATTTGTAGTAATTGCGGGTTATTCAATTGAATTAGATTCATGATTGCATCTTTACGTTGCATCCATGTCATAGGTAGATTTTCGGAGGGGTCTAATTCAATATTTCCGATTTTTCCTTCAGTTTCAGAACGACGGATAAATACATTAATGAAATTTCCTGATTCATCCTTAGCTACAAATTTTTCATCTTCTTTCATGTTTTTAATGTAAGAAGGTATAACCTTTCCAAATATCTGCTTCCACCATGTAGAAAAGATTCTATAAGTATTTTGTTGTCTCTGTAAGGCTTGGGTTCTAGACATATTATATTCAGAAGCTGTCTTTGAACCTTCAATCTGACCACCGAATAAACTAGGTAAAGCACCAGATACCAACTGCGCAAGATTTTGAATCTGCTGAGCAAAAGGCAATACTTCCTGTGAGAGAGTGGCAGTCTTAACTTCATGGAACCCATCACTTAATGTTCTACCTGAAGGCGCAGTAGCAGGATATATTGCACCTGGAGCAACTTCTAAAGTTTTATAACCTGCAAAACTTACAACTCTAGTATCAGCAAAAGTCTGAGGAATACCATGTTCGATAGTTTGGAGGACTAAACTAATTAAATCATTAGTTATTTCCTGAGTTGATACTAAACTTAAACCTATTGGGTCATGATGAATAAAATCAGATAACGGATTATGAGTTAAAGTCCAATGGTCATCAAGTTCTTCAATTACTACTTCAGCAAATATATCATTTACAAATACTGCTTTTAGTCCTTTTGGAAACTTCCCCTTAAAATGTTTAGAATCCTTTTCTTCAACTAATACTTCAAATGCAGATGGCCTTAACCAAACATTCTTAATTGTTACGTTATTTTCTGCTTGTTCACCTTGATACTGAACATTAGCCCTAGCATATCTTTCATATTCTTCACCTGAACTAGTTCGTTCCTCATGAATCTTATCTCTAATATGATTATACTGGTTGCGCGCGTTTGAATAATGAGTTTCAAACTTAAAAATCAGATAAGGACAATCTTCTTGTTTCTTTGCATAATTTGGAATCTGAACGTAAGTTCCTCCATAAACTTCCATACACTGGCGAGTTTTTGGGTTCTGTGTTGTTCCAACTAACTTAGTAACTTCAATTTCAACTTCAGTCTCTACTGGAATTACTTCAGTTTCACAATTCGGACAAACTGCTGTTGGTGAATTACCTACACTAGCACTATCAAATCCAAACGCGCACTCTGGGCATTTCTTTTCTTTAGTAATTTCATTTACTTTTTCAAATTTATTTTCTTTATAAGTTCCAAATTTCTCATCTGATTTTGAATAAGTATAACATGCAACCATACCTTCAGTGCAGAAAATATAAAGTGCATGTAACCAAATTAGAATTACATCATTATGTCTATAGATTAATTCTGCTATCTTGTCTGATGCCTTAGCAGTCATCAAATCTAATTGATTTTCCGCATCATCAGGATAACATTTTATAGATGGAATCGTAGCAGATAAAGCAGCAATAATAGACTCAAGATAGGCCCTAAATATATTAACAGGTTTATCATAATGTTCTTGGTCATTATTTTCTCCAGAATCTGGGTTGTATATTCTCCAATCATGCGCGACTTCACTATAATAATGATGAGAAAATCCATCCCAGAATAGTTTTAGTCTACGCCATTGTAGTATCTGTCGTTGGCGCGTAGTTCTATCTTCATCCTCGAAATGTTCGACGATTACTTTGAGATGTTTTTCTTCGTCGGCAGTTAGAGTTGGTTTCATTTACTTCTTTTTAAATAGAAACTTCTTTTTAAATTCCTCTGATGGTTCAACTGACTTTGAATTCTTTTTGTTTGATTTCTTATCCTTCTTGTCGTCTGATTTATCATTCTTCTTTTTAAACATTACAAACCTCTATTCAATAATCTGAATGTTCCGTCAGCGTTAAGAATACCATATTCTTCACCACGTCTTGGAGTATAATCTACAGCTTCAGGACCAATTAAAGGTCTAGTAGTTCCACCTTTACGAACTACAAATTGTTCACCTCTAGTTTTCATTCCTGCATTACGTGATAATGCTTCTATTGAATCCATTCCAGTGCCAGAAGCATTATTTCTTATGCCGCTTACATCATCTATATGTTGAAGTCCACTAACATTGTCATTACCCATTCCTCTAATTAATCTCTCTACTTCATCTGCTTCACTAAATGCCGTAGGTTTTAGCCCACTTAATAGTTTACTACCCGGTGGACCCGGCATCATACCTAACTTTACTCCAGTATCAGGCGTATAAGCAGTTTTAATCATACCAGATAAATTAGTAATGCCAGTAGCATCCGCAATTCTACCTAAAGGTTGCGCGGCGGCGCTTTCATATATATCTCTAAAAAAATCACCAATTCTTTCATGAGGCTTAGCCGCACGCATCATTGGACCTTTTGTAGGGGGCTTCAATAATTTATTGGGGTCGCGCGGATTTAAGTCTGGCATTATACTAATCCACCTTTAGCTGGAACTTCTTTCAATCCACCAGCTGCATTACTTTTAAGAATTTCATCTTCAAGCTTTTGTGTTCTAAGAATTTTAGCTTTTGCTCTATCTTCAGCTTCTAGCATCTGTCGTCTAGCATTCCAAGAAACATGAGCAGGCCTAATAGGTTCTAATTCTTCATGTTCTGAATGCTCAAGTATAATTGGTTTCGGCGCAAGCAAATGATTTAGTAATCGTCTATTTTCATCTTCTAAGCGCGCGACTGTTTGTTTTAATGTTTCACAGGATTTACAATACTGAGATTCATGCAAAGCAAGCGCGCAATCAGGGCAATTTGGATTTAATAGTCTATGCCAGAAGTTCAATGATATCTCCTAACAGGCTTATAAACTGAACCTTCAGATTCAATCTTTCTCATATTTCTATAGAATCCAGTCCAATCGTTAGTATCATTTAATTTTGCAACTAAAGCTTCTTGAGCCTGAACTTTAATAAATTCTTGTTCTGCCTCTAAGAAATAAGCTTCGGCAGAATCTACTGAATATCTCAAAACATCATAGGGGTCATCACCAGAAAACTCAGCTACATCTTCAATTCGTTTCTTATCATATGAACAAGATTTAATAGTATCAATCATAACAGGACAGCAGTTTTCATGTCCTGTATGGGTAGATTCATCACAACGAAAAATTTGGAGTTTTGGGATATTGGTTTCGGGCTCCGGTGGGTTAAATGATGCCATGTATTGTTTAAACTCAACCAAACCTCTATTTCTAAATATCCATTGCGCGCGTTCTTCATTATAAGATATGGATTCGACTGGTGGTAATGGCTTTGGTTTCCATCGTAAGTATTCATGAATTAGCATCTTGCCTGCAACTCTAGAACCTGGTTGATTTTTACTAAGTTCAACTTGATGGTCTAAAGCAGATGAAATTTGTTCTTGAATAGTATGTTCATTTCCGTGGTCCTGTCCTGTAGACTGGCAGAACTTAACCATTTTAGGTTTTTCTTTATCAATAAATATCTTAACTTCTGGCGCCCAATCAGCTACTTTCTGATTCTGATAGATTAACTCTCGATACAAGTAAAGTCTTTTGCTAGGGCTAATTGCTAAAAATGCAACATAAGTCATAGCGCGCATTCCCCAATCACCTATTACTATACGAGGCCACCATGCAGGAATGTCAAACGGCGCGATAGTATGTATTGCATTCTCAGGCTCATCAGGATAATGTTTATCCCTAAACTCATCAAATACCTGTCCTTGAAATGCATTCCAATCACCATAAAGTTTCGCGCGCTTTTCTGCTTCAGGTAATGCTTCAAGTGATTGTTTATAATCAGGGTCAATATGTGGATTATCTGCTAGAGTTGCATGAATGTAAATCCTTTTAAGTCCTGATTTACCTTGTAATATTACATTTCCATTTGGATATGGGTCTACGAATCGCTTTTTAACAAACGTATGCCCCACTCCACCTGGAGTGCCTGCAGCTCTAATAATAGCTGGTAGCAAGGGGTCACTAGTTCTAACGCGAGTGAGACCAATGTATAGATAAATGAATTCAGTATAAGAAGTAAGCTCGTCTGGAGTAAATAGATTAATTTCCATCGAGTCATATTTATAAACATCAGATTCATCCTCACAATGACCAAAGAATATCATTGCTCCTGAATTTATCGCTCCTGAACCGTATTGGTCTAATCTTGGAAATGTCCATATCATATCTGTCTTATTAAAGGACGCGCCAAATTTTTTATATATTTCTCTGCTGCGCGGAACGATTTCATTTTTTAATTCTGGAAAAGTCCGACGCATGAATACTTGTTTGAATCTAGGATTCTCATGCCATTTGTGTATTAATCCATAAACAAGTAATACGTCGGACTTTCCAAAACCGTTTGAACCCCCAATGAACGCTTCTTTAATAGACGTAGGGATAGCCAGAAATGAAGCTTGTTTTTTATTAGGTGTCCAACTATCCCTGTCGAAAGCCATTATGAATCTTTAGTTACTTTTTAGTTTGCTGACTACCCTTAGTAATTCCACTAGTATTTACTGTAGTAGGGTCTGTTAGATGTCCTACTGCTGATTCAACTGGAACTGATTTAGCAACTCTAGCATTTTCATCGCTACTAGTAAATACACTATCTGGTCGATTATTTACATCCCTAAAAAGAGTATTCATTTCTCCGTCTTCGCGAGTGCGGACGCCGGAGGGACTCATATACTGAACTGTGAAGATATTTCTGTCGAAGTCTAGTTCTAGAAATCTGACATTACCTAGAGTTCTTTCTGCTGCGGGTTTACCTGGTGTAGTAACTACTCCTTGAGGATTTTTTTCTTCTTTTACTTCTGGTGTGTAAACTTTGAGATTCATTTGTTTTTGTCTCCCTGAACTTTAAATTCTGCCAGTAACCAAAAGAACAATCAAAACAATTAATAAGATTCCAGCAAGGCTAATTCCGCCTGCAGTTTGACCTACAGCAAATCCTCCACCACCAAATAAGAGGATTAAGATGATGAGTAGAATTAGTAAGTTCATTTGTTTAACTCATTAAAATCAAAGTAATCTGGTAAGTTTAATTCTTTTAATATTGCTCTGAATGCATTAGATAATACTTTTTCTGTCTTAAGTAATTCTTCTTGAGTTTTCATGTTCGCGATTTGCGCTTCTTTGTTTAGTTTGATAGCTTTATCATGCTGAAGTTTTGCTTCTTTAAGTAGAGCAAATAAACCTTGTATGTCGTCCATTTTATTTTTCTCAAATATTTTGGGACTAATAATTATACTATGTGGTCCAAAGATAAACAAGTTTCACTCAACAAAATTGGCATTCACATTAAAACGTGCCTTCGGCACCAGAATTATTCAGCACCAACTTTATTTCAAAATAATATTACCCGGCGTAGCACTAGTGCATCTAAGGAATCCACCTGCTAATTCAGCTTGACCATTAGCTAATACTACAGCAATACTCGCAGTAAATGCTTCTGTATTTGATTGAAAAAATGTTGGAGCAGCAGCATCAGAAAATAGTAATACTCGTCTACCTGGAAGCGCGTAAATTGTATTCTGAACTATTGCGGTAGGTCTACCAATTGGAAGTGTTATCATTTTATTTCATTCCGATAATGTTTATTCTACAATCTCAGTAATTTTTAACTTGGCAATGTCAGCATCATTCATAAACAAAACACCTTCATCACCTGATTTCGTCTGAATTTCAAAAGCATGCCAATTTCTTGTACCGCTCACCATACCTAAATACCAACCAACGATTTTGTTTGGCTTGCCATACTTTTCATGGCCCTTATCCCACATCTCAGGATTCATTCCTTCAAGATAATACCAATGTTTTACTTTCACTTATCTAGTTTTTTATTTAATAAGTCATTATTGAAGTCTTGAATTTTCTTTTCTAGTTCATCAAATTCAACTTCATTTAAATGCGCTAACATAATATCCATTAGTTTAAATAGTTTGTATGTAGCTCTTTCTAATGCTTCCTTATTATCTAGTAATTCCAGATGATTCGAATAATATTCGGTAAGAACATTTGAAAATGCATGTCTTATTCCATGATGCAATCTCTCTTTTAAAGTTGCATCCTCTCCTAACGACATTATTTTTTCTTCTGAATTTCTTTCAGTGTAGTCTGTGTAGTTTCATCTACACGGTTTAATATTTCAGAGGTTGAAGCAGTTACTTTTATTTCCTGGGCTGGTATTTCAAGTTTATCTATTCTCTCATCAGATTTATCTTGAGCTTTATTACCAGCATGAGTTGCATCAGCAAATATTCTAGTTAAATCAGCAATAACTAACTTCGCTGAATTTGCTTCGTGAAATGCATTCTCACTAATCTTAGTATTCTCTTCAAGCTTTTCAACTATTACTTCATGTGACTTAATAACTTTACTTTCAATTTTTTCTGCGGTTGCTGTAACTTTATTTTCAAGCTCACGCGCTTTATATTCTCTATCTTCAATATCCCATTGTCTGTTACGTGCTTCAGTTATTCTAGCTTGTTTATCTTTATAAAAAGTTACATAGATTCCTATTATGCTAGTAAAAATACTACCAAGCATGGCAATAAATAAAGGAAACTGTGTTTCACTCATTAGTCGTTCACTTGTATTACTTCGAATTTCTCTTCTGTTACTTGATGTGGCGCATACAAAACAAAATTATTCTGATTTCCCTGCTTAGTCTGAATTTCTGGCTCAAGATTCTTGATAATCGCAGACATATCTCTGGCGATTGCAGATGCATCCTTAGCTTTTACTGCATCTAGTTTCTCCGGAGTTAAACTTTTAAGCGCTCTAAGTAATTTAAAAGACGCGCGTCTTGTAATTCTATTTCTTACTTTATCTAGGCGGGATTTTAATTCAGGAGATGGATTGTGATAACTTGCAGTTGATGTAGCGGAGTGTTTATATGCAGCTAAACTTGAATCACTTATACCTAAAGCATCTGTTAAGTGCTTAGTTGCTGCTGAGCCTTCAAGTAATGCATTTTCACCAATTAGTTTTCTTAGACTTTCAGGAACTTCTTTACTTCCTAAGCCTCTGCCTCGATTGATTATTTCGATAGAAGCTTCACTTATACTTGGTAGCTCTATTGGAAGTTCTACTGGTAGTTTATTTTCTGATTCCTCCGTAGTTCCTTTGACAGTATTATCAATAGTATTATCAGGCGCGCGCTTCTCTACAATGCCAAGCTTTATCATTTCAGCATCGAAGTCGTTAGAATTAACAACCCCCATTGGCATTTGTTTATTCCTTTTTAGTGATTCCTACATGAACTAATTAGCTAAAGCTCGCGCCGGAACTTGCTGATGAAAGTATGATACCCGGCGGGAATCCCCTTGCATATGGTCTTGTTCTGCATTATACTATTCCACGTTTCATTCTGACAGCTTAGTCGTAGGATTGGTCAGCTACGAAGCGCGCACCTCTCAATGCATTGTGGCGGTTTTTAGGGTGCTCACCCAAGTTTTAGATAATTTTTATGAATAGTCTTCCATCCAAGAAAGATTATATTCATGGATACTAAATTAAATTCCAAATCAAAACCAGATAACTCCCAATATAAAGTTATACCCTGTAAATTCTGCAATGAACCATTCAAACAGAAAACCAAATGGCAATTATTCTGTAGACCTAAATGCAGAAATGATTATTGGAGTTC